GCATTAACAAAGCCCATTGTTTTCATTAATGCACCATGCGCTTGACCTACAGTAATTAACGCTGGATTAGCTGTTGCAGCTGCTAGTGCTGCATATGCCTGATTAATTTGCATCTCACCGACTAAACCAGAAATGATTGCGTTACCAGCAGCTAAAGCTTTAGACACTAACATGAATGCTTTAGCTTCGCTTGATCCCTCTGCAAATAGCTGACTCACCTGATCCATTGCAGTGGCAACAGTAGAAACAGCAGCCCCAGCTAGGCTTCCCAAAGCCATTTGCGTAGATTCATCCATACTAGAAAACTGATCATTAATGCTACTAAACGCATCTCCAAGACTCATATCGTCAGCTTGTTGCTGCATAGAGGTATCATAAGCCTCTTGTCGTGCTATCTTCAGTGATTTAAGTCGTTCTATCTCAGCAATTTGCTCGTCACCTAGCCCAGCATGACGCATTTTAAGTACGTCTATCTGTTCAGCAGTCTTACCTATAGAAGCTATCTGTAAAGTGTATTGATCTCTAATAGATTCAAACCGTTTTTGTTGCGCTTCTGCCTCTGATATTTGTTTAGCTTCTGCACGTTTTCTTTCTGACTGTAGCTTTTTAATTCCCTGCGCTTCTGCATTAAGACCTGACATAATCTGTCTTAACTGTAAAGACTTATCTTCCTTAGCAGCCTTTTCTCGCTCTTCGTTAAGCTTTTGCTGACTATATAATGCCTTCGCTTGCGCTGATGCTACTTCTTTTTCCTTATCAGTCATATTTGAGATAGATATATTATATAGCTGTACACCTAATGCACCCTCACGCAACTGAATGTTGCCTAAAGCCATTTTATCGTTAAACTTTATGTATGCGTCAGTAGTTTCGTCAGTTTTCTCTTTTAACGCTTTAAGAAGTCCAGTAGCTGTAGCTAATCTTGAATCATTCTCGCGAAGTCTATCCCCTCTTTCTTTTTCTGTTTCAGTAATCTTTGTTACAGAAACACCTACACGAATATAAGTGTCTATTAGACCCCTATTTGTGTTTTCTAGCTTTTTAATAATCTTTTCATATTCTTCTTCTGACTTGCCAGCAATAGATTTCGCGTAGGCTTTTTCTGCATCTGTAAGATCATCATAATTATCAACTAGCTCTTTGCTTGCCTGATCTAGCATTTTCATTGCTTCAGTCGCGCCAAACAAAGATGGAGCTAAACTTGTAACAAGAGCAGCACTGACAGCTAACACAGCACCAATAATTGCGCCATTAGGCCCGAACAAAGAGGCAACCTGAGAACCCTGCTGACCAAATACAAGCATTGCATTCTGACCCATCTGCAACTGTACCGCGACATCCTGTACCTGATGACCAAGTTGACCTAGACCGCCACGCATCATGCGTAGCTGTCCTTGAGCCTTTTTAGTAGTATCTTGGAATTTTTTTGTACTCTTCTGCGCCCGATGCATCCCTTGATCGAAATCACTGGAATCCATCTTAGCTTTGAGGATCATGTTCGCGCCAAAATCAGCCATGTTTTTCCTTTATCTTCTGTTCTTTAAGACGTAAGTAAGCAAACCAATGAGAAAACTCATTGACAGTCATAGCTAATATTGTCGAGAGTGGTTGACCAAGGTGTTCTGCCAGTTGATACATTGCGTACAATTCATTTGGCTCACCTTGATCATTTGTTAGTTTTTTTCAGCATCCTCTGCGTCTACTGTATCTAGCACAAAGTTTGCAACTCTACTCAAGACTTCAGGGTCAACGTGCTTCTTTAGTTTAACCTTATCACCGATATCAAAGACAGCCTCGCCATCTTTATCGGTTACACCGAATATTAGCGCGTATACTAAGTAGTCTGAATTATCACCATCTGATCGGGCAAACCACTTAGCTTTATCATCTAAGGACAGGTTCTTAGAGTAGAGAGTAGTATCCCACTCTTCTACTCGAAGAGTCCTGATTTCTTTGTTACTAAAGTGCGAAACTGCACTATCAATCAATTTTCCCATGGTTTATCCCCTTATATTTATTAAGCTACTGTTTCTTCTGTGATGTGACCGTTGCCAACAACAGAGATAGAAGCTTCTACTAATCCGTCAACTGCAACATTTTTTGAAACGCTAGTTACAATCGCCTGACCAATCCACTCTTTCTTAGTTGAAGTCTGACCTGATGGATATAGCTTTAACTCTACTTCAGCACCCTCAATCAATGCAAGTTGACCAGCATCAGAATCACTCCAGATGCAGTTTACAGAAGATGTCCAAGACTTAGTAGTTACTTTTTGTGTAGTCCAACCCTCGTCACCAGATGCAGGATTCATTACAGTTGAGTCTGATGTTGCTGCAGTAATCTCTAACGAGAAGTCTTTTACCTCGGCTACAGCATTCGATCCAACGTAAACTGCGCCACCATTTCCAGCATATGTTGCCATTTTAATTACCTCTGCTCTATGAGCATTATTTTAACAAAGGCGCAATCGCCATTAAATTGAAACATCAGGGTTGTTCTCACGCACCTGATATCTTACTTCAACAGATAACTTGCAAACAGCTAAAGGCTGATCTCCGTCACCGCTAAAATCTGTGTCAAAAGACAGTATTCGCGTATCAATTGCGTTACCGCCTCGTGTAATATCTACAGATAGTGCCTCTTCTACTTCTAGGGATATCTGATCTAAAGTATCATCGTAGTTCTGTGTACCCTTGACGTATATTTCTACCTCAAAAGCACTAACTCGTTCTTGCAACCGTGGGATACTTATAGAGGCGTAAGAAACCTCTTCTGACTTGTTGTATATTAGTATGCCAGGTAGCTTTGCATTACGCATGGGATAGATTCGCGACTGAAACACATTGTTCAGCGTAGTATCTAACCCGGTCAAAGTTGTCTTTAAGTTATCCCTAATTGTTTTGCGCTGATGAGCCATTATTCAACCTCTAAAGCCAATTCTGACATACCAGTGCCATCATCCATTATAATGCGTACAACATAAATAGTATTCCTAATCGCAAACTCATCACCCTCTTCTATATTAGGAATGTCTTGCGTTCTCACGGTAAGCCTTGGGGATACCATTTGCACTTGCATTGTGCCACCTGCATCTACAGCTTCATAAGCGTTATCAAATATTGCAGTGATTACAGCATCTTCGCCAACTACAGGCATGAATGTAACGCTCTCACCGAAATCAGATACTAACAATAGTCTATCGCTTGCTGTCTCTACAGGCATTATTTCTTAACCTTTGCTCGTCTTTTAGGCTTTGGCTTATCAACAGATAGACCAACGCTTCTGTCTTCTACCTTTTCTGGCTCTGCATATGGTGCAACTCTGCCCATAGCCATTAACTCTTTCGCAGTCTGCACGTCTAACGCGACAACATCAGATACCTTATGTGATACGCCTTTAATCAGACAACCTTGAATTATTTCATATTTCATCATAATCTCCTTTAGTAAAAGCTACTATGGGATAGCCACGGAATAGCCTTTAGTAAAGGAGGGGGCGAACCCCCTCACAGTGTTACTTATGCACCATCGTTACCGAAAGCAAAACTTGCAGCGTGACGTACAGCTACATCTACAGACTGCATCGCAACAACGCGAACAGTACCAGTAGTAGAAGCAGTGTATGGGTCAACTACGATGTCCAAACCACCGAACATACCGATTAGTAGGTCATCAAAGTTACCAAAGTACAAGTTACCAGCAGTTGCTTGTGCAGATACAATAGCGTTATAACCATTGATCTGACCACCTTGAGATACAAACACACCTGAACCATCGTCAACAGAAGTCGTTTTAAGACCACCGTTCATTGCAGCAGGAAGAATGTATGAAAGGTTGCCGTTAAGTGCGTTAGCACCCGCAACAGCAGTTTCAAGGCTTACAGCTTCAGCAAAAGTTGGGTTAGCAGCAGCAAATGCAGTTACAGTTCCAACACCAGTAGTGTTTAAGATACCAGTTGGGTTTCCGTTAGCACCAGAACCCTCAAGACCAGCTTTATCGATTGCAATAGCGATAGACTTAGCAAGATCATCACGAATTAGGCTTTCAATGTCTAAGCTAGATTGCATTAGAAGCTGACGAGTTACGTCAGTGAATGCACCTAGAGTCTTAGGAGTCAATGAAACCTGTCCAACAGTCATTTCTGATTCGGCTACAGCAGTACCTTCACCATCAACAAACGCAGCAGTTGAAGTAGCAGATTTGCGTGGAATCTTAACGTCACCACTTAATCCACCAAGCATACGCGCACCAGCCGCCATTACAGAAGATTGGTTGCGTAGGGCATCAATGAAATCGCCACCACGGAAGTCTTCAGTAACTAATGCAGAATCGTTTGAAGTGCCGTCAGTAACATTCATGTCACGTTTCCAATTACGAAGAACGTCAGCAGGAAGCATAATGCCCTGTGCAGTTTTTCCGTACTGGTCAGCAGCAGCGCGTGAGCATTCAAATTCAAATGCAGCAGCTTCTTGCGCTCTACGATCAGTAGGGTTAGCTAGAGCGTGGATAGCTTTAGCCATAGAGAAGCGTTTAACTTCAGCATCTTTCATGCCGATGTCTTGGCTTTCTAGTGCAGACTCAGAACCGATTGATTCTAGTAATGCGCCACGGAAAGATTCGATTGATTCGCCTTTTGCAATAGCATCGCGAGCCATATCTGATTTGTTGTGACGTGCGCCTAACTCAACAATTTGAGCGGCATTCTTTTGTGCGGCTTGCTGGGCTTCAGCTTTTACCGCTTCGATATTAACTTCTGACATAATATTTCTCTCTTTTAGGGAAGTTTTAATTACGGGTTTATTTTCAGCTTTGCCTGAACGCCCAACGCCAACTGTCATATCGGCAGGAATAGACACCAAACTTGCTTCAACGGGTTTCCATGACTTAGCACGATAGGTTTGCTTATCGTCTTTGTCTCTTTCCATTTTGCCAATAGAGTAACCAACGGAAATGTTAGCTTTAATTCCATCAACAACATCAGAAAAAGCCTCACGAGCCAGTTCACCTTTTCCAAAGCGAACTTCTGCACGTAGTCTACGCGCATTCTCGTCAAGCTCTACCGATTTAATAACACCAATCTGCTTCTCTGGATCGTGATCCAAAAGCAATGGTGCGCGACCAGATGCTAAGAACGATAAATCAATCGACTCTCGCGTATGGTCTAATACTTCAGTACCGAATGAACGACCTACAGGCTCTTCACTCGATATTGCCATCTTAACTGTTCTTGTCTCTTCATCAATGGGAGAAAGCTCAATCTCCATTGCACGATGCTGTACTTCAGGACTAGCCGAGCGATCAGTTTCTTCTTCCACTTCTTCTGTAGTCTCTTCTACAGCTTCAGCAGTTTCTTCTACTGTCTCTTCAACTACTTCTTCAGTACGAACCTCGTCAACAGACTCAACAGTAGCTTCTACTTCTACTTCATTGTCCATATTTACAGCCTCTTCGTTTCTATCATCGTCTAATTGTCCAGCAATCTTCCTAGACCAAGAAAACCCTGCATCGCCACCCCATAATGCCCAAGC